TGTTCTGAGGCTTCTTCTAGTTCACTGTATGGTTGAATAAGCACCATGTAGAACTCATTTTCATAGATGTAATCGTCTTCGTTTTCTTTTAAAAACTCAACTTCTTCGCTGTCATCAAACGGATGGAACGCCATCAGGTATCTGTCGTCAGGTACAAAGATGTGATTGAGTGCATCTACATAACAGCCCAACTCGTGGGCTTCTAAATCAAAGTCATCACTTGCAACAATAATAAGTTTTTTGTGCTGTTCTTTGATTGTTCTTGCTTGCTGTATTACAATGTCAAGAAAGTCTTTTGCGTCTGCAACTTCGACTACTTTAACTTGATCTTTCAGTCTAGCTTGTTTTGCGTAGGGGCAAAGCGGCCAACCGCCCAGTGCTTTGTTATCTACTTCTACAAACTTTTCTGACCATGTGAAAATATCTTCAGTAATGGTTTTCATTAAAACCTAAACAAAAGATACAGGATAAAAAACCCATCTTGCATGTCAACATTTAATGTCAAGTTTTTGCCCATTAGTTTCGGTATCCTCCACCGGCTGCTTTATATGCTTTTGCCAACATTTGGGCTTTTCTTGCTGACCATTGCCCCGGCTTGCCACCTTTTCCACCCGCCTTGATGCGGTTAAATAAGCGTTTACGTAAGGCTGGCTTAGTGTAGTTTCCAGCCTCATTGACTTTGCTTTTTGACTTGGACTTTGGTTTCTTTGCACGGGATTTTGACGATCCAGCCATACTTATTTACTCCTATTGAGTAACACTTTATTGTGCGTTTGCTAATGTAATCACGCGGTTGCACTACGTAGACATACAAATCTCTATAAGAAGTAAGAGAATGCGTGGGTTTATAACGCGGTATAGGTAGTCTGGAGGGTTTAGCTCTAGGGATTGGAAGTTTGGGTGCTGTGTACCCTGCGTGTCTGTTAAACAGTTCTAAATCTAAAATTTTTATGTACTGTTTTATTGCTTCATTTTGATCGTGGGCTGTAGCAGTACCCATAAACAGAAAAACGCTAAGAGCGCCGCTTAACGCCCTTAACGTGTTTTTGAGATTTAGGAGGGGATTTTGTTGAGCCACCTTTACCAGACCAAAACATTTTGTTAGCCCAGTATGCAGCAGAAGTCTTGCCTTTTGCAATGTTTTTTCCATGCCTAGCCTTAAAAGATTTGCGAGCTTCAGCCGAGTAGTTATGCCCCATTTTCTGGTCACCAAAGCGAATAATCTTAATACTACCATCTTTTTCCCGAATAGCTACAATAGCTTTCTTAGTCGGGTGATCGGGAGTGCGCTTAGGTTTGTTAAGACCAGACAGCCCATACTTTTTTAGTTTGTTCTTGTCAGATTCACTAAGGGCCAATTTAAAATACCTCTGGTCTAATTGTTTAATGTTAGGGAGTGTTTCCCCCTGCGGGGCAAAACACTTATAGCATAACTTGGTATAAAAGTCAAGCGATTTTTTTTACTTTGACCACTCTCTTCTGATGTATTTTTGCAACAGTACACTTTTGATAAGCAAGTCTTTGTTGCTAGGGCTTGAGTTGTCGGTGACTAAACCCTTACTAATTTGCACCACATCATTGAGGTGTTTTAGCATGTAGGCTTGTTCTAAACTAATATTAGAAGAAAACCAGCCAATAATATTTTGTCGAGTACCCTTAGTAACTTCTTGGACCGCATGAGGGTACATAACAGGAAATACTACAATCTGTCCAGTATGTAACTTACGTGCTACTCGGCCACCATCACCATCAATAACAAACTCACCACCCTCGTAGTCGTCATTAAGAGCAATTGAAAACCCAAAGTTGTTTGCCATTCCGGTCATAGAGTTTTCAAAAGGGTCTACATGAAAGTCGTAGAAATCTCCGGGGCCGTACTTGTTAACAATTTGCATGTTAACCATAGAAGGATTATAAATATTATTAAGCGTTGTATTAGAAAGAAATACGCCTGATATATACTTTCCTAAAACTGTGTCAATAGGCGTTTCTTTATTTTCTTTAATGCTGTATAGCTTGCTTATGTTTTGCGTTTGCTTTCCGTCAGCGTAGCTAACCTCATTAAGTTCTTTTTTGCAAAATGCAATATCTTCGTCAGTTAGTAATTGAAAAATCATTTTATTTACCCCACAATTTTTTTAGATACGTTTGAACTAAAGTAGACTTAACAAACATTTCTTTGTCTGTAGTCATCAGTGAGGCGTTAACTTCGTATAGATTTTTTAAAATAAATGATTGCTCGTAAGTAACATTAGAAGAAAACCAGCCAATAATATTTTGTCGAGTACCCCTCGAAATTTTATTGACAGCATGTGGATAAATAATAGGAAATATTGCAACTTCTCCTGAAAGGAGTTTGTGAGCAATTTGTCCTACATCTGTTTGAAGTATAAACTCTCCACCTTCATAATCGCTATTTAAAGATATTGAAAACCCGTAATCAAAAAAAACATTATTAGATTTTGGTATTGCTTTAAAAGCGTCTACGTGCATATCATAGTAGTCGCCTTCTTCGTATTTATTGTAAAAATTTACTGAAACACGATTAGGGCAGTAAACAGAATCAATGTAAGCATTGTTGTACAAAGTACTGACAAGGTGTTTTTTTATATCTTCTGGAACACCCGCCGTTTGTTCATTCTGCTTCATCTTGTAGTGTTTGTTAGTGGGTTGTGTTATACCGCCACTTTGATATTTAACTTTATTTAGTCCAACACTACACTTATTAACTTCTATTTCGTCTAGTAACTTTAAAAAAAACATATGTACCCCACAAATTGAACATAGCAAAAAGGGGCAGGGTTTTTATAAGGAACCCTGCAAAACCTTTAGACAGATTAAGTGCCCGTCGAAACCGTAGCGGATTCAACCGGATTCTTAGAAATGTCAACAAGAACAGCATGAGCGCGGAAACGCCAAGCAGTCGTCTTAGACGAACCACCGTCGATCACAAGAAGATCAAGGGTGTCTGCTGCCGTAACTGCATTACTGTGAAGCGCCGTCGTGCTAAAGCCAGTGAAGCCAGTGGCATCAGAGTCGCCACCGTCAACAAGAGCATCAGCAGTCAATGCACCACTAGTAACACCAACGTCAAAAGTGATCTGTTCGTTGCCCGAAGCTTCGAGAACTTGAATAGCCCCACCAATAATCATCGTATCGGCAGGAAGATCAATCAACTGAACAATGTCACCTTGTTCTAGGTCCGTGTTATCAACCGCGTCGTAAACCGGCGAAGTAATAACATATGATTTGAGTGCGCTAGCCGGATGACCGACAGTGCCCCCAGTTGAGGAAGTACGATTGTAAGTAGCCATTTTCTATGCCCTCCTTTAACTGTCTAGATCGGTTACACCGACGAGAGCGCCAGTAAAACCAGTTCCAGAATCACGGAGAACCTTACGTCCGAAAACGTGAAGGCCACGAACAATGTCAGCAAAGCTGTTAGGATCGCGGACAACTTCAGTCTTGGCAATCGCAGAGGCAGTAGCAACTGCACTCATGTGACCGGCAAGAGCGAAAGATTCTCCACTTGTAGCAACAGGACCAAAGGTCGCTGCCGCTGCTGTCCCAAGTGAGCCAACAACCATCGCATTCGATTGGTAGAGAGTAAAGCCATGAATCTTACGATTGGTAACTTGACCATTCATAAGAGGACTCATCGACTCACCCGTAACACTTGCGTCCATCAATTTGGAATCAGCTTGACGAAGAACTTCGTAGAATTGCGGCGGGGCCACAAACCAACGATTGTCTTCAGGAACATCCTGTTCGTCAAGAAGACGAGCAAACTTAGCAATGTAGTTAGCAAGCTCGTCACCAGTGTTGCCCGAAACAGCAGAACCAGCAGTACCAAGGCCACTACCAGCGGTAGCGTTGTCAGCAATAGCCTTTAGAACATTGTAGTCATACTGCTTTTTAAGGGCATACGCGCCAGAAGAAGTGGCAAGAGCCTCAAAGTTTACGTGGCTCTGACGCTCTTCAATGTCGTCAACCTTAAAAGCGAAGTAGTTGCCCTGATCGACTGTGAGAGTAGTCTCAGCATCCGTCAGGTCTTGGGGGTTAACTGTAGCACCGCGAGTGTACGCAGAAACCGTAATCGTCGGTTCCTTAATAATCTTCACAGTGTCGCCAAAATTCTCAATTTCTCCCGCGTAGTCGGTGTTAGTGATTGCTTCTGCAACCGATGCACGACGGAAGTATTTAAGAACCTTTTGGCTGTAGATAGCCGGGACGAAATTACCGTTAGGTAGGTTTTCGTAACCAGCCGAAACTGAGTAAGCCATAATAGTCTCCGTTAAAGTTTTTGGTTAAGGTCTAATTCTTCCTTCTCGATTAGCCCGTTCCAATTCTTTTTCTAATTTAGCGAATTGTTCTGGGCGCATTCGAGAGATTTCATCAGAAGTCCAAATCTTTTTGTCTCCCTGTGGGTCTGCAATTTCACGGGTAGTACTAGAAGTCCGTACTTGCTTTGCCGCAGAGTTAGTGTTTGACCGTTTAGATTTGGTTTTTGAAATACCCTTGTCCGCTTTATAAAGGTCTAAGGTACGAGCGGCCCATTTAACGTCTGTTGCGTTTTGTGTCACGCCGTTTGAAATGCTTTCAGGCTGTTCTTCTAACCAATCAATAAAGTCCTGATTGTCTTTAAGTTCAACAAAATCAGGGTGAGCAGCTAAAAGTTCTTTCTGTGCATTGCTACGTTCCAGATCACGCTCACGATCACGGAGGATTTCAAGATGTTCCTCAATGTCGCTTACACGAGAATCTGCTTGCATGTGTGCAACAGTCTCCACAATTCCAAAGATGTCAGGGTATTCCTCTTTAAACTTTGCAAGGTCTTCCTGACTTTTTGGCAACTTGATGTTTTCTTTCTTTGCCTGCTTACTAGAAACAAGCAAGTCTTCTTTTTCTTGTCGCCAATCCGATAACTTCTGATCGTAGTGTTTCTTGAGATCATCGTATCGTTTTTTAAAATTGTGGTTATCGTTATCGGTCTTGCCTACTTTTGCCTTACCTTCCGGGGTGGCCGATGCCTCGGTGTCCGTAGGTTCGTCAGGTTCGTCAAGACGAGTCCGATAGTTATTTTGGTATGGGGTAGGTTCGTTTAGTTCCTCGTTTGAGTTAGGGGTATCAATCATAGTCACCTCCATGCGGGGCCATATCTCTATGGGTAGCCACGGTTGGTCTTAAAATGACAGGGCCAGAACATATGTTCTAGGTGGCTGTCGGAATTAAATGTTTCGTTGGGTAGCTGGTGCTAAAAATCCTGTGTACGCTTCGCTGCCTTTTTGTTCTAAAATATTTGGTATGGCGCGAGTTTGCCTAGAAGGATTTTTGTCAGGGTTTTTTGACATTGTTCGGTCTATGTTAAGGTCTGCTTTGCTTGTCCGCACATTTCCGGGCATATTTCTATCGTCTTCAAGAAAATCTAAATGTAATGCTTCTTCTTCTGATATGCCTCCGTCAGCTACGCCCCCTACCTTCTTGCTGTAGAAAGCAGTCAGGTCATCAGCTAATTGTTGTTTTTCTTCTTCTGAAGTTTTTTTAGCAAAACCACTTACACTTTCAGTGCCGGATGTAATTTCCCAAACCATGTTACTAATAATATTACTAAATTTAGTATTGTAATACTCGTTGCGGCCTTCTTCTTGAAATCCTTGAGAAAGTGAATTACCTTGTAATTTTTTTCGTAGTTCTTCTCCAAGATCAGACATTTGTTGGTCTAGATTTTTAAAACCTTCTTGTCTGTTTTCGTAAAATCTTCCTTCAGATTCTGAGGATGCTCTTTCAGCAACGCCGCCTTCTTGCAAACTAATAAAGCCGCCAGTAGCTTTTTGTCTTTGTTGATGCACTTGTATGTACCTACCGGCTGCTAAAGTAGCGCCAAGGTATTTATCGTTCTGTAAAATATCAAGAAACTTTTTATTGTCTGTAG